GTCAGTGTGTTATAGACCAACTGGATGGTCTGTTCAGGTACCACCCCTGGCACATTGATAATGATGAAGTTGGCAGCAGGGTAGAGCAGAATGTCCCAACCTGCCCGGAATGAACCCTCAGTAATCAACTGACTGATCATGAACTGGATCTTCTGGGACAGTGCATTATCGAGCACTGAAGCAGCTCCAGGCTTGGTGATTGACCCAATAGTGACCATCCCGTACTGAGTCAGCACGGCAACGTCACCAGCGTATTTCGCAGTGCAGCGGCGAGTGAATGTACCACCAACGTAATAGACCCCAACCAATGCCCATGCTGCCGGATCTGATGGGTCAATACCGCGATACATGACCAGTTCGCCGGACGATGAGATCGCGACCAGATAGTCATCGGGCCCAAACCCTGAATCCATGGTGTAGGTCGTCAGGGTCTGCAAGAAACCACCATGGACGAACTCTGCACCGAAGTCAAACGACTGGGCGATTCCCCACAGTTGTTCAGGGGGTAGGTACCATGCCTTCGTGCTGTTCTTCTCCACTGCCCACAGTCGATGCTGATGTACCACCGGGACCACCAGATCCTGTGGATTGACACCACCCCAAGTGTAAGGAACGATCCCGTCTCCGAAGATCAGAGGGTTGTATGTGGAACCGTCCCACAGGAACCCATCATCGACCCCATTAAAGGCGACCATCCACACGCCGGCCGGGTTCGACATATTGGTCGATTGCCACCATGGATTCGTCGAGGCTGCAACAGGTGTGCCAGTGGTGTAGTCCCCAGCAACAGTGATGTCCATGATCTGAGATTGATCGACAGCAAAGACGTTCCCGGTACCGTCATTGCCGTTGTACTGCATGATCGAAGCGACTGCACCATCCAAGCCGATAGCGTGTTCTCGGTATCCCTTCCGAACACGAAGTCCGAACGGTTCCGGGACGAAATTACGCATTACGACTGCGTCGGTCTCCGGCATGTTCGAGATGGGGTTGTACGCGTTCAACCCGCCAGTAGGGGACGGAATTGTATTGGAACCCACGATTTGTGGGCGAGGCTTAGGCATTCCCATTATGGGTTCCCGATAGCGTAGTTACCGTCTTGGACGTTCCCCATCGTCAAGAAGGGGGTGTTGCGGGTGCGACTCATGTTGAGCACCGGAGCACCGTGGTCTTGACCAGTGCAAGCGTCGAAGGCTCGTGAAAAGTCATTGGTCAGGGATGTCGTATCGAGACCCTTAGCCTGCCACATCTTGAGCTTCAGGAATTTCACCAGGAGCCAGAAATCGAACAACAGGACATCCTGGTCATTCACGATCAGAGACGTGGTGATGTCTGGGTCGAGGTACGAATTGACCCATCCGTTGCTGATGTACTGGAAATTGAAACCAACACCGTTTGAGTCGGGTACCGGTAGGATCTCGATGTTTCCACCAGCGATCCGATAGCGGGAGAACGGGCCGGCATTGACCACAGCGTTCGTTATCACCTGCCACGATTGGGGAGACAGCGGACCAAACGACGGGCGCCGCATGGAGCTATCCCACAAGGTCTGATTGACCATTCGCGCATAGTCGGAGGGACGGGCATATTTCCCAGTGCCTGCGATCGAGGTGAAGGAGTGGGTCTTGAGTAAATATTCCCAGTCGTAATACTGGACCAGTTCGTTGCCGGCCGAATTGAGCAGGCCGAGCAGTTGAATATTGGTCACCTCCAGTGAAGTAACCAACTCAGTCGGAACCGGCAATCCAAGTTCAATTGCAGCTTGCTTTGCGACTTGGAGAGTGGTTCCGAACATGGTTTATTCCTTCTTGGGCTTCGTCTGAATCAACTGTTGCATCTGGAGCATCTGGGCCTTCAACAGCTCGATCTCGTTGTCACGCTGGCTCAGTTCTGCCTGCAACTTCGTGTTGGCAGCATCACCAGCAGCAGCTTCAAGGAAGATTGTAGCGCGACGACGCAAATCATGCGAACCCATAATTTTCTGCGCCAGTTGGTCGGACAGGTCAGCGAGCTGTTCAACCGTATGGACATTCATCGCTTTGAGTTCGGCAACTTGTCCCACGGTCATCTGCGGCCACACTTCCAACGGGGTACCGGTGACAGCCTGGGACTGGTTCTTGCGGTACTTTTCGTAGCGATCAGCGAACCGATGGGCATACTCCGGGGTGACTTTCGTATCAATGACGGTGTTTTTGTCACCCGGTACGATGATGCGAACGTAATCTTGTTCGTCGAAGATCGGGCGACCTTCTTGCGCCGACTTGAAAGAGTTCATCACGGCACGAACGTAAAACTGAACGTAGAGTTTCTTGTCCAGGGCGAAGCGTGGCTGGTCTTCCATCACCGCCGCTTGATCGTAAGTTTGAAGCATGTCCATGGTATTTATCCTTGTGTTGCGGCTAATGTTTGGAAATCTCGGACGTGCCACCGCTTAACCCGCCTGAGTGAAAATTACACGAAATTATTGACTGGAACGAGTTCAACCTCAAAGCGTTGGTGGAAACTATCGACAGCAACACTGTTCTGATCTGCTGAAATTTCAAGCGAATACACAGCAGGGGTGGCACTATAATGAAGTGCGACAAACCCCATCGATACGACATTACCAGCACCTCGACCAGTTGCTGTGACATCAAAGTCGGTCTGAACACCATCAGCGACTAATACAACTCGAATTTCACGAGCGGCGGGGACTTCTTACCGGAGAGCATGATTACCGCTCGAAAACCCAGAAGAACTTGTTCGCGGCAAGACCAGCTGCTGGAACAGTGATGAACAAGTCATGTGTCCCAGTAGCGTTGTCTGCTGTGACAACACCCGCTGCGATATTGACCCGAGTCGTCCCAGCTGCCAACGCACCAGTGTTCGTGACCCATTGTGCCAGCTTACCGGCCGCTGCGCCGCTGTTAGAGGCTGCGGTGAAACCGACTGCTTCACCGAGCACGTTGGATTCGTAATAGGTGCGACCGTTGATGCCGGCGTATTCACCATCAGCTTCCGGGCCGGCGACGGTACCACCAGTCACACCAACGTCCTGGACGTATGCGCCGATACGTAGTTGCTTGTTCGTGTTTGCCAGCCCAATACAGGCTGCTGCATTTCCTGCACTCATTTTGCTTCTCCTTGAAAGGGAAAAAGTGGGGGCTGGTACTGCGCCCCCACAAAACCTTATTCGACCATTTTACCCTGATACTGAAGGCCAGAAGAAGTCAGATTACCCGCCCATGCAAGAATCTGCACTTCGGCGTCCTGATTGACGGAGTAACGCTTGCCCGGAGCCAGCGGAACCATGTCACGCTGTGAGTGCGGACGATACTTGATGAACTTGGAGTTCAGGAAGTATGCTTCCTTGGTGGTCATGAAACCACCGACACCGCCGTCCAGGATCACGTCGGCATCCATGAACTTCACGGAAGCGAAGCCCAGGTTGGCGTCGTTCGAGGACGTGAAGCGTTGAATCGCTTGCAGGGAGGCCATGTAGAAGCCCCAGTAAGCGTTATCGACAACGATCAGATCCGGACGATCTTGACCACGAACCAACTTGGCCCAGAGGGTATTGAAGTACTGCTGGATGTTCGCAGCGGTAGTAGCGGCGCCACCATCAGTGGTTGCATCGAACGTCTGGTTGCGCCAGAAGGTCCAAGTGGCACGATCAATACCACCAACGGTACCGGTGGCCGGCGACGTGGCGACTTGAGCCTTCAGACCGGTGATTTCCTTACCACCGGAACCGGTACCGTCGCTGTAGATGCCAGCGGCGATCAGGTTGGCCATGGTGGATTCGGCAACAGCGATACGGGATTCGAGCAGGTCGATGATCTGCTCTTTACCGGCGTTCTGGAGCTGTTCCAGGCCGGAGATGGTGACAGGTACGGCGCACTGCTTGATGTCGTACTGGGCAGCCGAGATCACGTCTTGAGCGGCAACCGGGAGAGCTTCGTAACCGGAATACCAGCCGGCGTTCGCATTTTCAGCGAACGACAGTTCTTCAAGGATGACGTTACCACCGGAGAACTTCTTGATATTGCCGCGCTGTTTCAGGCGGGACAACAGGGCGTTGTTCTTGGTGACGTTGTCGGAAATGACGCCGGAACGGTTTTGAATCGTGGTAGCGATGATGTCGCTGACGTTCGGGAAGGCCGACAACATCAGACCATTCTTGATCATGTAGCCGGTCAGATAGTGATGGATCACGTCACCGGCAAATACCGAGAACGAACACAGCGATGCGAACACTGCTGAGAGGATAAGGGAAAGGCGTTTCATTTTGTTTCTACTCCTAGATGGGGGAAGGGATCTTGCCAACTTGACTGCCGGTGAGCTGTGCTCCGACTGGCGTCGTGGGCGGGACGCCTTGCTCTACCATCGGAGTTTGGGGACAGAGGGAAACGGGAGCGTTGTCTTTCTTTCGAGTTGAACGCCCGACACCGAGTTGCTGCTTGATGACGAGATTCAAACTCACAGACGATCTCCAGTATTTCCGAATGCTGCCGCAATGGTTCCGCGTAGATCTACGGGATTCCCGACATTCGCTCCAGTCCCCATTGGCGAACCACTTACCGATACTGCGGCACCTTTGGCCTTTTGAGCTACTTGGTGCGCTTGCAGTGCTGCCTGTGTGACAGCTTGGGAAGTTTCCCGAGCATTGGTTGCCTGGAACGTGGTGTCGTTCATCCTGACGGCCCGAGTGTATGCGTCTTCCATGGAGATTGCAACACCCCGACGCGCACCCATTTCAATAATATCGGCCATATCTTCGCGAACATCTTCGAAGTACGGGTACTGAGGATCTGTCGCCATTGTCTCGACGGTGTGGAGAGCCTGTTCCTCAACCTGTCGCACTTGAGCCTGTTCCCGCTGTTGCTGTTGGACCAGAAACTCCTGCATCGGGGCGAGGCGCTGATTCACCAGCTGTTCGATCTGGGAAAGCTGCTGAGACTGCTGCGGTGCTTGCTGGCCCGACAGAGCACTGTCCAGGGCTTCAATGTCGATCCCGAACTTCTGGATCATGCCGGCAACAAGTTGCACCTT